GCATCTGGAAATGCAACAACTTGCACAATGCTATACTCACGTCCATCTTGGTGTGTAAACTTGTCGCCTGCATCGCGGCCAAACAATCCTTTAGACTCTGGAAGCCAAGTTCTGTTTTCTTCATACAGTTGACGTTCACTAAGTTGTGATTCAACTAATTTAAAGTCGTTATATCGCATGTAAATATTCCTATTTCTTTTTAGTATTTATACTATTTTAGGAAACAGCATATCTGTGCAGAACCTATCTACGTCTGCTTCATCAAGTCCTAACGACTTCATTGTGCGAGGAGTGTGTGGATTCTGTTGCTGATTATGACAGTAGTAGTTCTGTGATGCAATAGTTAATTCTCTATCACCTGCACCATTAAACTCGCCTATCTCGTCAAAGTATGCACGTAGGTTGTCTAATGCAAGTTCTATAATAGCAACAGCTTCTTCTTCTGTACGTACATTGCCAGCGGCAAGCATTTTATCTGTAAAGATGTTAGTTGCCCACTCTGGTAGCTGTCGTTGTTTACTTGGAATAAAGTCTGCAACAGCTTCTTTGTATCCTTCAATCATAGGATGGTCTTCGCCGCCGCTACTTGCTGAGAAGTCATGGAACGCACCTGTCATTTTAGTCTTACCTGATATAACATCAAAGCCATATATAGGACCATCGTTGTTGAGTACAGGAAACACGCATACATGCATCATCCACAAGCCCTTACTCTCACGAGCGTCTACAACATCAATGTGCGCTCTACGTACACTATCATTGGCCCATACTCTATTGACCCAAGTGTCACTATTAAAGTGTGCTAGTCCAGGTTCATCGTACTCTGTTGCGTTCTTCTCAAAGATCTCAATGATCTCATTTTGACAATCAATCAGTCGATTCCAAATAATGCTCAATGTCTAACTCCATTAGTTCTTTAAATAAATTGGTTGCGCTTTGGAATACGTACTTTGCCTCGTCTGCCATATCATCGGTTGTCTTAGCACGAATTGCTTCCTTGACTTCGTTTAAGTCACCTTCAAACTGATACATGCGTCCTTCGCCTGGAACCTTACGTGCAATCATTTGTCCGCCACTTAGATCACCCATGTGTAGTACATATATGTGTGCCATTATTGCATCTGGGTCTGCCATAATACCACGCATATGTTCAATGTATTCATGTGTACTAGGTACTAGTGGTGGTGTGTTTTCGTTGTCAGCCCATAGCTCTAAGTAATCTTGTTCAATGGCCATCTTACGTGATACTTTTGGAGGAAGGTCTATAAACAATCCATTTACAGCAGCCATTGCTTCCAGTATATCGTACTTCTTATGTTGATTCCAAAGATAAGTTGCATAAAACTTTGGATTAATCTTTCCACTCATTAATACTTTTACATAGCCTTGACGCTCTGCATTTGTATGTGCTTCTTTAGTTAATTCTTTTAAATTACTCATTCTTTCTCCAATCGAACATTTAATGGAAATCCATGTTCTCTACTTGCATTTGTGCATTCAACAGACTTTTGTTCAGCTATCTCATATTTATATACGCCTGCAATTGCTGAACCTTCGTTATGAATAGTTAGTGCGAGCTTTTCTGCTGTTTCTTGTGAATGATTAAATACCATTGTCAATATGTCAATTACCCACTCCATTGGAGTAGTATCGTCATTAAGCATTACTACTTTATAATTAGACGGTTCTTCAACATTTAATTTGATCTTTTCGTCGATCTGTACGTCTTCAACAACTTCAGTCATGTGTTTCTCCTAATAAAGTTGGGGGAGGTATTTCACTCCCCCTAGACAATTACTTGCCGGTGTTGCCTTCAATTGTAAGACCGTCATTGATCTTAATAGTCTTAGGCTTTAGTGCTTCTGGTACTTCACGCTTTAGGTGTACGTTAAGCATACCTAAATCTAGTGTAGCATCAACCACATTAACGTGGTCAGCAAGTGTAAACTCTCTACGGAAGTTGCGTCCACCAATACCTTTGTGTAGGTAGTTGACTTCGTCATCTCCTTTAGGAGCCGTTCCTTCAATCTTTAATTGGTCACCATCCTTAGTGATATTAAGATTGTCCATACCAAAGCCAGCCACAGCGACTGAGATCATAAACTCGTCTTCGTTGACTTGTGCGATGTTGTATGGGGGATACCCGTTTCCGTTTGGGCTGTTTGCGAATTGTCTTTCCATTTCGTTAAACAGTCTATCAAAGCCAATAGTGGCTCTATGGAAGTTAGGTAGGTCTAGAGTTGTTAGTCTTGTCATTTGTTTTCTCCTTTAAAAAAGCAAGATTATAGTTTGAGCCCTTACGGCGCTCGGTTAGTGTAAAGCATACATTGCCTTACACATTTATTTATCTTCGACAATTACATCATTCCGCCCATTTGTGGGTTCATTTGCGGTTGTGTGCCAGGCTCTGGTGGTACATTAGTAATTACACATTCTGATGTTAACAGTAAACTAGCAACACTAGCTGCATTAATTAATGCTGTCTTAGATACTTTTGTTGGATCAATAATACCCATCTCAATCATATCGCCGTACTCGCCATTTGCTGCATTGTAGCCAAAGTTGCCAGTACCTTGCATGATTGCATTTACTACTACATCAGCACTGTCACCTGCGTTTGCACAGATTTGACGTACTGGTGTTTCAATTGCATCCATTACAATCTTAATGCCAGCATCTTGATCTGCATTAATTCCTGTAATTGTTCCTGCATTTTGTTTTGCACGTAATAGTGCTACTCCGCCGCCGGCAACAATACCATCTTCAACAGCAGCTCGAGTTGCATGAAGTGCATCGTCTACACGATCCTTCTTTTCTTTCATTTCAATTTCAGTTGCGCCACCTACACGGATCACAGCTACGCCGCCGTCAATTGCACCAAGACGTTCCTTTGTGCGTTCTCTATCAAACTCACTATCTGTATTTGCAATTACACCTTCGTAGATACTAATACGTTCTGCGATTGCTTCTTTTGAACCGCCGCCGTTTACAATAGTACAGTTGTCTCTTGTTATTTCAATTCGACCTGCGCTACCTAAATGTTCAACTGTAGCATTAGCTAGTGTAAGTCCAGCATCTTCTGCGATAACAGTTGCACCCGTTAGTGCGGCAATGTCTTTGTAGCCTTCAAACCTAGCGGCGCCAAAGTGCGGTGCTTTAACAGCACATGCTCTAATAACTCCACGAGCTGTATTAACTACTAGAGTGTTTAATGCTTCGCCTTCAATGTCTTCTGCTACAATTAAAATAGGTTTACCATGTTGTGCAATGCCTTCAAGCAATCCTACCATGTCACGAATGTTTGATATTTTCTTGTTAACAACCAATACAAACGGTTCTTCTAGTTCACAAGACTGACGCTCTGGATTTGTTATAAAGTAAGGACTAATAAGCCCCCTATCAAATTGCATACCTTCAACAACTTCTAATTCGTTGTCTAATGCTTTACCGTTTTCAACAGTAATGACGCCGTTCTTTCCAACTTTAGACATTGCTTCTGCAAGTAAGTCGCCAATTGAACTATCATTGTTTGCACTAATACTTCCTACTTGTGCAATCTCTTGCTGTGTTGAACACGGCTTAGACAAGTTGTTTAGTTCTGCTACAATTGCAGACGTTGCTTTATCAATACCTCGTTTAAGATCCATTGGATTCATGCCTGCGGCAACGTATTTCATACCTTCTGCAACAATACCTTGTGCTAGTACTGTAGCTGTAGTAGTACCATCGCCTGCTTCGTCGTTTGTACGTTCAGCGGCTTGCTTAATCATTTGTACGCCTTGTTGCTGAATAGGGTCTTTGAGCGCAACTTCACGTGCTACGCTTACACCATCCTTTGTAACAACAGGGGACACATGTTGTTGGAGTACTACGTTTCGTCCTTTAGGTCCTAGTGTTACACGAACAGCGTTGGCTAGTGTGTTAACGCCTTGCACTAGTTGATCTCTAGCTTCTGCGCCAAATGTTACATCTTTTGCTTCATACATAATTTTTCTCCTTTAATCCACAATTGCTAAAATTTGATCTTCATTTAAAATGATATGTTCTTGATCACTAATTGTTACAGGGTTACCTGAACCAGTAGGGTACATTACTTTGTTACCTTCGCTTACTACCATTGGAATAATATTTCCATCTTTAGTAATACGTCCTGGGCCAACACTGACAACTAGTCCTGTTGTTGGTGCATCTTTAGAATTGTCTGGAATCAAAAGACCGCCAGCTGTTTTGTTTTCTGGAATGATCGGTTTAATAAGTACTCGATCTTGTACTGGGTTTATACTCATGTGTTTCTCCTGTTAAGCAAGATTTAGTTTGGAACCTTTTCAGCGTCCCGTATTAGTTTTTCGCATACACTGCATTAAATTGCTGTGTACAACGAACAAAGGTTGTGCATTTGCTTAGTTGCTTTAGCTTCATAGCGCCTGCGTATGTACAAGTTGATCGGATACCTCCAAGCAAGTCTTGTATTGTTCGTGCTACTTCTCCGCGATACGGAACAAGTACTTCACGACCTTCTGATGAACGATAGTCTTTAAGTCCACCAAAATGTTTTGTGTTTGCTGCATCACTACTCATACCGTAGAACTGCACAAACTGCTTTTTTTCTATTACACTAGTTTCGTCATTGTCGATTTCATCTGTAATATAGCGTTTAGTAATTACTTCGCCACCACCTTCATCGTGTCCGGCAAGCATACCACCTAGCATTACAAAGTCTGCTCCGCCTGCAAATGCTTTTGCTACATCTCCAGGACAAGTACAGCCGCCGTCAGCAATAATGTGTCCCCCAAGACCGTGAGCGGCATCAGCACACTCAATGACAGCTGATAGCTGCGGGTATCCAACACCAGTCTGTATCCTAGTAGTACAAACACTACCAGGCCCAATGCCAACTTTAACAATGTCTGCTCCTGCGAGGATTAGTTCCTCGGTCATTTCTCCGGTAACCACGTTACCTGCTATAATTACAATGTTTGGACATGTGTCTCTTACTTTACGTACTCTTGCCGCAAAATGATCTGAATAACCATTTGCAATGTCCATACAAACATATTTTAAATTATGCACTACGTTGTCGTACACATTAACCAACTTTAAAAAGTCAGCATCACTTGTGCCAATACTCATAGCAACATTATTTG